TGCATCACCAACACGGAAGTCACCATCTTGGTCTGTTGAGGAGAATAAAACTTTACCATTATTAAGTTCTTCTACCTCATTATTCTGTACAGCAAGAGATGGGTCATTTGTGAAGTCTTGACCAGATCCAACATAACCGAAGTTATGTGCAGTCATTATAAGTTTTACACCAGAACCATCTGCTTGTATACCTTTCTGTCCATATACACATGCAGATGCAACAGAACGCATTTCAGCACCGAATGCTGAGTAGTCAGCAGTGATAACAGATGTAGCAGAATCACCACCATCTGTCCTTATATCAGATGTTCCACCAGATACGTCTGTAAAGGTCGTAGAAGCGTCTGTACCGTTTGCATGAAGCAATAGTACTGTATTGATATCTGAGGAATATTCGCTTGTTGTAGGAGTAAATCCTGCAGTGAAACGAGCAGCCGCTTTACTAATTCTTACCTCATCAACATGTCCATTAAATTCTTCTGTAGGAGCAGAAGTGTTGTAATTAGAACCTATAACAACAGGTTTTGTAGTTCCATAATTGTTAGCATCTGTATATGTTCCTATCTGAGTTCCGTCTAAGAATAATCTTGTAGTTCCACCATTTCTAGCAACAGCAACGTGATACCATGTGTTAGTTGCTAAAGTGCCACCACTAATTTGTGATGTATTTCCCACTGCATAATGTAATGTAGTTCCATTAAGATACATTGTAGGTGCTGTATCTGTAGCAGAATTATCTCTAAGATCAAATATTCTTTGTATGCCTGATACACTGCCAGGTCTTATGAATGCTTCTAAACACCAGTTTGATGTTCCAAATCCAAAGTCTTCATCTGTAGGAACCTTAACGTTATCCTCAGTTCCGTCTAATAATATAGACGCTGTTCCAAATTTCTTTTGTGCTGTATCTAATTGTGAGTCACCAAATCTACTTAGAGTTTTAGGTGATTTGTTGACTGTAGTAAACGCACCAGTTCCTTTGTTTCCACCTACAGAGTATACATAAGTTCCATCATTTGCTGATATGATAACTCTTGCAACTGCTTTTTTGTAAGTAATATTACCAGAAGTAGTTCCTGATCCACCATTGTTGCCATTATCATATGTGAAAGTATTGGCATCAACAACAGTTATCGGTTCAAAAGCATCAACTCCAGCTCCACTAATATGATCTGCGTAAATAAAATCACTTGATGATAAACCGTGATTATTTCTTGTTACTGTGACAATATCTCCAGTTCTAGAATAAGTTCCTGACTGAAAACTATCTTCTAATTGATATAATATATCTGGAGCATTTACGGTTCCACTTACACCACCGAGTTTTAATCTTAATTGACCCGCACCAGCTTTACCTGTAGCACCTTGAATACCTTGTATACCGATAGATGCAAAATAGTTGAAGCAATTCAACCACTCTACACGCATACCATTGGTAATTTTTATACCAACTTGATTAGGTGTAATGAATGTGCACTCGTTGAATAGAACAGAACTATGCAGTGATGCAGCGTTTAGATTTGCACCGTCTAATTTAGCACCACGTCCTGCATCTCCTTGTGCATATCCATAAGGATCTGAACCAGATACTACGCTACCTTTTGTATTAACTGTAACTCTCTCAATATATGGACTCTGTGTAGAGTTCATACTAGAGACTACTTCAAATGCATATCCATCATCATTGACACTATCATAAAAGAAGTCTTTGATAGTCATGTCTGAGATGTGAGAATCACCAGACATTATAAACGCAGTGTTGCTACTTGTTGCACCTGTTGGTTTAACCTGTGTAGATCTTAGGTTTGTTCCACGTAGTGTAACACCATCAGGAATAGTCATTGGGAATGCTTCCTGATATTCACCAGGTGCAACTACAATTGTATCACCTGATGTGGCAGTTGTAAGTGCCTTTGTAATAGTTAAGAAAGAAGTGTCTGGATGTAATCCTGCATTACCACCATTAGCAAGTGTTGTGACATCTGAACCAGTCGTAGAAACATAAAAAGTATTCCCCTGACCATTCGTAATGTCAGTGGAAAGCATAGTAGTAACCACTTCACCTGTATTAGGTTTCTGGTTTGCTACCTCTATTATATTTGATCCATTTCTAGCGTATAACTTTTTATCCGTTATATTAAGAGCGACCTCACCGTCTTCTAAATTAGAAGTCGTCGGGACTGCTGCTGCTGTTGTCGATCTCTTTAGCTTGATTCTCGTTGCCATCTAAGTCATTCTCAGATTGTTGTTCAGTGTTCATACTATTTAACTGACTTTGTAAATCTTGGATTTGAGCCTCCATCATTACATTTATCAGTGTCAATTCAGAAATTTTCTTTTGTAATGTAGAAATAACAATTTGTGCGTTCATGTTTTAAAAAGTTCCACCGTCGATTGTGTCAGTCCATACAGGAATGCCTGTTGCAGTTACTGTAAGCACTTGATTTGATGTATTAACATCTGATCCTGTGCCAGGACTTGCCATGTTTGCCTCTGCAGTTACTTGTAAAGCAGAAGATCCATTACCATATACTATACCTTTAGAGGTAAATGTGCTAACTCCAGTTCCACCAAACTGAACCTCAAGGTCTGTATCTAGTTCTAGATCACCTAGTACAACTGTACCACGATCACCAGTAACACCAAATACAGTGTTTGTATCTGTTGCATTTTCAATGAATGTCCATGCACCGTTTCCATCAGCACCACCTGTGCGGTCATAACCAAAGAAACCAAACCTATTGGTTCCAGATGCGTTGTAGTGAACCTTAACACCACGATCTAATTGATCATCAGCACCACTCACAGCAGAAATAACAGAACCAACTGCCATTGTTTGAGAAAGGTTGTTGCTCAAAGTAACTGTCTTAGTTCCAGTATTAATAGCATTAATAACTGTGCTATTAGGAATTCCTGCAGTTGTTGATGTAACTGCGTCACCAACTGTTAGTTGATCTACAGCATCTACAACAACGTCTGGTTGTCCACCAGTTGCCTGTGCAGTCAATGTTATAGGAGTTGTTGGATCTCCTAATTCGATTGTAGGATCGTTAACTGACATTGAAGCAGAGTTCACTGTAGTTGTAGTTCCATCAATCTGTAGGTCACCTTTAATAACAACAAGACCACCCGCATCCGTTGTAGGATCGGGGTCAATTATCAATTCTTGTACAGAGTTGATAGTAGATAGTGTATTACCATCTAATCTGAGGTTATCAATCTCAATTTGACCAGTTTGAGATGTAGTTCCAGAGATAGTCGTAGTTCCATTAAAGGTCACTCCATTCTGGAAGGTTGTTGTTGCGTTGACTGTTAGAGAGTCTCCAGCTGCTGTTCCAATAGTAGTGTTGTCATCTACATTCAAGTCTTTGATATATGCAGTTGCAGCAACACCGATACCACCCGCAAAGGTAACACCCGCTGTAGCAACGTTAGAAGCGTCTGTAGTGTCTGCAAAGTTAACTTGAACACCAGTGCCATAGTTCCAGTCTGCACCCTCTACTTGGATCTTATCAGTAGTTGTCTCGTCATATCTGATAGAAGCATCCTTTGTATTACCAAAGTTTAGTTTCATATCATCAGCGATACGCAAGTCGGGGGTTCCTGCTACTCGCTTGATGTCTAAAACTGCATCTGAGTCATTGAATGAGAATTCTACATCTCCTGTAGTTCCAAACTCTAGTTCCTGACCATCTTCGATTACCAGTTTACCTGTGCCATTTGCACGGAAGATAAGGTCAGCATCTGTTGTGGAAGTTGTAATGACGTTTGCATCGAGGGTGATGTCATCAACGTTCCATGTGTCAATCTTTGAATTACTATCTACGATAACAGATGAACTAGCAGTGAGTGTTCCATGAACATGATCCAACATGTCCATAAAGTATCTACCACCTACAATCTGTGCAGCACCATTGTTGTCTCCAACAAATAGTCTGTCTCCTGCGTTTGCTTGAGTACCGTTTGCTCCTGTCGTAATGGCGAGTTCACCAAACGTAATTGTGCCAGGTGCGGTTGAACCAGTACTCCTTTTAATTAGAATATTGGATGCCATTAGAAGCTACCCCCATTAACTGTGATGTTGTTTAATACATTTGTTGCAACGAATCTTGTTGCTGCAGAGTCATATACAAGCACTGAACCCTCTGCTAGTCCTCCTTGTGATGTATCTGTCAAATCTACGTCTGACATTCCTCCAATCGTTCCACC